TCACTAATGGCACTAGAAACGGTATTATTACGGGTATAAATTTATCTATTAAGAGTAAAACTATTGTCTCCATTGAACCCTCCTTATTTAATTGTTTCTCTCATGAGCCATATACCTCCACACTTCATGCAATTAGCCCACGTTTCTTCCTTATTACCATGAATCTTCCTCCAAGACTTACGATCTCCACTGCCACATGTAGGACATTTATCTCTGATAGTTTTTTCACTGCTGCGTAACCATCGCCAAATTGTTGATATAGGTATCATTATTCTCCAATTCATCCCCGCCTCCTGTCCCCCCTACATCTATCACAATACTTTCTCCCTCCCATTGTCTTCTTTCTGACAAGAGTTACAGAGTCACATCTAACGCATCTGAAAAACTTGTATTTGTCATCATAGTCATTGTTTAGCTTATTCAATGACTCCCAGAATCCATACCAGTTACAGTACATACATCTAACACTGGGTACTTTCAGGTGAAAGTCTCTGAGTGTCTCCATCACGAAAAACCCATTACAGTCCTCCGGATGTTCAGCCCTCAGAGACCCTGTAAGCACTTGTATCATTAGAGTTTCATTACCACAGCCAGTGAGCATACATTCTCTTGAGCCACCGATGTCTCCAGTCTGCCAAATGGAAACGCTCCACCTACGTCTTTTAGATCAACTGCTGCTCTGCCACTGGCTACACCCCATGTCCATACACTAGTACCATCCGTCTTAAATGCCCTCCTAAAGTCAGCACTAGTGGTACTGAACGATACCTGCCAGTAGGCTTCACATGACGTTATCAGTGACACCAACAACCCCATCTTATCAGTGCCTTGTAGCTCAAACACGCTTGATACCTGCCCAGACTGAGCTATGGTTCTATGGAGGATTTCAAATCGCTTTGCCATGTCTTATGTCCTCCTATAGGTTAATCTTGCCTATACACTACCCAGTGAATATCGGCAGCCTGATCTATGCTTGATCCATTAGCCGTACCAAGTGTAAAGTAACTGGAATCAACTATAGACTTGACATCAATAGCCTGACTGCTATTGCCTCCACTTCTTACGCCATAGAGTATTATCGAATTTGACTTAACGTTGGTGGTGGATACAGTAACTGTTGCATCCCCTGATGCCAGAGCTGTAATTCCTGCCCACTGATTTGGGCTTGAATTGGCTTTTGTGGTTAAAGGACCTCTTAGCATCCCTCTAAAGATTTGTTCTGCGGTTGGTCTTGCCATTGTACGCCTCCTTTTAAATCATACCTGACGACGAAAGAGGGTGTGAACGTCACCAAATATATGGCGTCAGGTTGATGAGATAGTTATTTAATTCTCCGGCAGCATCGTCTGACTATAGGCCGTTTCTCTGTCACTCCATCCCTGGCAGCATCGTCTTTCAGTCGGGAAAACTTATCCATATCTGTCCCTGCTGACCTTGCCATCTGCTGCCACGTAGGTATGGGATAGTCCCTAATGTCGCCTACTTTGTAACGACCCAAATCTTTTGTAAAGATTCTTTCCATAAAAATCTCCGTTATGTTATTTAGAGGGAGCCTATTTGTTGTACGACTCCCTCATATAAAAATAAACATGCGCTTACTACAATGTTCCTGAGATACCATACGCCAGTGCGCTGGCTACGACTTTTTCGTCTTGATAGTAGCCCACATCCACTACCTCTACAGCTTTACCAGGATCGGCGTCATCATACTTCCTCACCTGCATAGGGGCCGGCATGTTAGCCGGTGTCCACCTAAAGCTCAGACCAAAAGTCTCTGTCTGTAATCCCACTCCTGGAGAAACCCTGGCCAGTATGGCATTGTTACCCCAGATGTTGGTTATACTGGCTGTGGCTCCTTCTCGGGCATTATTCTTCACCCCTCTGCCTACCAATATGTTATCTACTCTAAACGCATCTTTCAACTGATCCATCTTCAACTGTCCGCCTGATGTGTACTTGTACATATCAAGCAGCAGGGAATGTCGAATGAGTATAGCCAGAGTATCTTCATCAATAACCAATGTGTTAGCCGTCAACCCAGTGTTTTGCCTAATAGTTGCGTGACCTGTAGTGACATCCGCTATCGGGTCACTGTTACTATAGTCACTCCATTTTGCAGTTCCTGTCAGACTGACTCCACTACCAAGATTGGTAAGTGATGTAACAGCGTTCGCCACCCTTACTTCATAATCCCTCAACAGTGCATCCATGACCACGTCTACTGCATTCTTTCTCAGTTGTATAGCCATATCTGCATTGGCCAAATCTTCTTTAGCGTTCTCTCCAGCTAGCGCATAGTTATCGCAGAAATAGCTCTCAGAGCTCACTTTGAACTCTACCCTCTTGGGTGAAGTCTTAGGTGCTCTACGAGTGTCCGGAATCAGAAGCCAACTGTCTTTGTCAATAATGTAGTATTTATCAGACTGCTTACCAACCGGCACTATAGGCATAAGCTGTTGTGCTATAAATCCGTCCCTACCCTGAAATGCCTTAATGGCCAAATTGCTAAGCGGTCCGTCGAAATGGGCATCACGCCCAGTTGCTGTCGATGCTGCATATTTCCGTATATACATCTTTCAATTCACCTCCTTAAAATATAAATGTTACGGGGCTCCACTCCATCTGAATGGAGGATATAGCCTCGCACTAATTACGTCACCATCGGCACCTGCTGCTTCCAATGCCCTACCAATAGCCATATCACCACTTGTTACAGTAATGGCTCTGCCACTACCGTTAGTTGTGAGATGCTTACCTTGAGTCACAGCAGCACCTGCCACTACTTTACTTATGCCCATGTCAGCTATAGTCGCATGCTCGCCACTCTGGGGCTTGTTCTGCAGTACTCCTGCTACCTGATTGTCTGTAGCCAGGCTGGCCATGTTACAACTCTTTGCTGCCGACTGATCTACTATGTGATACTGTTTGCCACTTAAATCAGCAGCAGCCAGTAATGTGTAAGGTTCGAATATCTTGCTCTCAGCCATGTTACCATTCACCTCCTTAAAATATATTCAGTTATTTAGCGTATGCTTCCTTCAACTTAGGATCACCAGAAAGCACCGCATCCATTGCCTTGTCATAGTCCCTCACTGGGTCTAAATTATGCTTCGCACAATACTGCTCAATCCTTCTCTCCACCTCCACTGAGGCATTGTCGTCAGGTGGAATATCATCCCTCCTGTACTCTTCCACTGTACTGAGTTCCTGGAAATACTTGTTATCAGCCAAATGGTTTATAGATGCCACCATTTCGTCTACCACCCTTTCGTGAGTCAGGTCTTTTGACGCACTGCCATCCGCACTGAACTTCACTATCTCTGTAGTATGCTCCGGCTTGGTAGCCATATCATAGTGATGCTGAATGAAAGGTCTAAATACAGGTATCTTCACTGATTGCACCTTTCTCTCTATCCTCTCTTTTCTCTGAGACTCTTCCAGATCACCTTTCTTCTTCTCGGCTTGCGTGAACTTTTCCACTGCACTCTGTAATTCTGTCTGAGTGCTTTCCAGTTCTTTCTGCAACTGCAGTACCTTCTTACCAGCATCCTCACTAGTGTAATTCTTAACCTTGTTCTTCTCTTCACTCAACGCATCGGTGAGGGATTTTACTTTCCCTTCCAGCTCTGTCACTGATGCGTCTTTACCTGCCAGGGCTTTATTGACCTTCTCATCCATGGCAGTAAGTTTTTCTATCAATTCTTTGATCATCTTCTCTTCCATCTCCTTTACCTCCTCCTGTGTTATATAGATTTGCGTTATCTGAGTCAGCAGCTCATCAACTGTAGTTGCTTTCTTTGCTCCTGGCTCTATTGTTCTGAAGGCCCCTGGTTCGAAGTCCCCCGGATCCCTCTGTCTGAATCTCAGGCTCTCGCCTGTATCGTCTACTTTACCACTATGCATACCGTGGCTTTTCAGCCAACTTGATGCCTTGTCCTGTGTCCAGCCCTCCTTCTTGTTAAATATCACTGTTTGCACTTCCGTCTTGGTACTGCCTTTAGGTTTACCTATTACAAACTTTATCCCTTCCACATAGATATGTTCCTCTTTAGCTTCTACATTTAACTTTAACTCATACTCTTTGAAGTCCACTGATAAATCCTCGGCAAGAGATTCTCTCAGAGGCCTCAGTTCCTTGATGGCGGGAATGTCTGCTCCGAGTAATGATACGGCTTTCAGTACTCGTGGTAGTACCCCGTCTTTCCCTTTATACCCCCAGTATATCTCTGCGCTAACTCGATCGTAGGCTTTCCGTTTGATAGCATCATATACCACTTTGGGCATATCGACAAAATCGGCTACCAACTTATTTCCTACTCGTTTGAGATTCTCCACCCAGCCTAACGCCGGCATACCTGGCTCGTCCTTATGGTGACCGTCTTTGAGCGGTGGACGGAACCCTGTCTTACCGTAGGCTTCAATCATGGAATCCAAATCCTTGTCTGTGTACTTGTCACCGTTATGAGTTCCAGACATAAATATCTCTACATCTTTGATATCTTCGTATGTTTTATCTTCAGGCATACCCTTCATTCACCTCCTCATGCTACTTTCTCTTGCTCTTTGATTTAGTTGATACTACGCTTGCTCTTGTCTCCACCTCAGGCTCCTTAGGCTTTGGAGCAGATACTGTTTTTACGGCTTTCTCGTCATACCAATCCACCACTCCCTTGGCATCCAGCTCCAATACATTTCCACAGTCACAGGTGCATCGGACTGTGACTCGACCGTCCAGCTCCTTAGCCACCTCAGCTATCTGTTCATGAGTGGTGGGTGGTCCGTCAGTCCTACTCTTCATATCCTTTACTATTTCATCTTTCCTATACTCTACTCCATACACCGGAGCACCAAACGAGTATTCACTTATATTAGTCTTATGTGTCGGCATCATTTTCCTCCTCTATTTTTTCCTGTTCACACTACCTCCAAACGATGGTGGCGTCATATCCTTTGCCTCACCTATTTCAGTGGAAGTGACGAACTCTGATTCATTTATCGGACTACCTATGACGATTGGAACAAGCACTGAACGACAATTGTAGTGAAGTGGCGGAGTCATGGACGATAATGCTTCGTCGTCCATACGAAACACCTTACCATCCAGGTGAGTACACTGTGGAGTAGTTCTTTCGTCCAATATGGCGCTAAAACGCATACCCTGAACAAATTCACCCATCTGCCTGGCCTCGGTCACTCGTCCCATATTATATGCCGTGGTGGAGTTGGTTCTTATAATCGTATCCAGTCTGTATGGCTCTATCTGCTTTTGATCCCTCAGCACATTGGTGTCTCCGACATATGGCTCAAACACATTCCTCAATTTACTTCTTATCTCGCCCAATGTCTCACCGGACTCTATGGCTCCCATCAGCACTCCCTTGACATCTCTCAATACAGAATCCCTCATCAATCCACTTACCACTATCTTTTTCCTACTAAGCCATCTCAGAGCCTCAGTGGGGGCAAAAGTAGGAGCCTGTTGATATTGCTTCTTAGCTCTCTTTACTTCTTTTTGTATGTGTCTGACTCCCTCCTCATAGGCTGATCGGAGGAACTCCTTTACTACCATCTGCACTTCGCCCATCCCCTTCAGCTTCAACTCGTCTTTAGTAATAAGCTGTGCCAGTTGATCGTGGTTTTTGTCTATATACTTGATCATGGAGTCTCTGCTCTGTACCATGATACCTCTCAATTTAGATAATGTGGCCTGCTCAAGTAGATTTAATCTTCTCTCTATCTCAGCAAAATCTACATGTCGCTCACCATCCGTTATGTCTCTTGACAGGTATTCCTTTTCCTCCAGATTCTGTATCTCCGGAGGTACTTCATCCTCCACCGGGAATACTTCCTCTTCCTCAGATGGCATTTCCGGCTCAGGAGGCTTCACTATATTATCTTCGTTCTTTTCTGGGAAACGAAGCAAGTCTCTTATATGATCTTCGTCATCTGTCTGAGGTACTACCACTCCCTTCTCTACCGCCTTAGTCCATACTTCAAGTAAATCCACCCTTACTTCATCTGTCATGGGGAGGAACTTGAACTCCGGATACTCATCCATCTCACCGTAATTGAGATCAATCATAGGCTTTAGTATCTGCTCAAACATTACTCTCCGCTCTATCCGCTTCCTCAGATACTCAACCAGCATTATAAATACATCGAAATGCTTCTTTGACCTGGCATAACTACCTTCTGCAGTATCAGGAGTGAACCCCAGCAGCCCAGGCATCAATACCGCTCTTGCTATATCCCTGTTACACATATCTATGGCTGGTATGAATACTGATCGTGCCTGATTGGCAAGCTGTGGAGTCCAAAAGTCAAGTATGTCTGTACCTTTACCGTCTGGCTTCGTAGGCCGTGGCATTATGCCTACCGTAGCCGCCTGCATGTTTCGGATAATATCCTTTAGGTCGTTTTTCTGTCTGGTGTTGTAACTGTTTGGATCATACAATGCGAAGATAGGTGGTATGCCTAATCGTTCCAGATACATAGCCATCCATTGATATACGTTGACTTTTGTCCACCATGGCCTATAGGCTGATTCCAGATCACTCTTTCCATACCAATTTCCAAACTCCTTATCATTAACATACACTACGAACTTATCTACCGGCATCTCCACTTGTTCATCCTGCTGATCCTGAAGTAATGCTTTAAGATTACCGTGTTCGTCTATATCGAAATTGAAACTGTGAGGTTTTCTGGCTTTCAGTCCCTTGACAGCTATTTTACCTTTATAATCGCCCTTTTCTACTTCTCGCCATATTATTTCTGATACTGAATATCCGAACTCAAGGAACGTCAGCACTTCCAATAACACTTCCTCCAACGTACCTTCTATCCTGTCCAATACCCACCAACAGAACATGGCTGGTTCCCACTCATCAGACTTGCCCTCTGGTACTGTTATCTCCCATCCAGTACTGAGTACAGCATGCTTCTTAAAACTCATAGCTGCTTTTACCTGATCGTCTTGCCTCATCTTCTCGAATACCTCTAATCCATATCTCGTGACCAGGGTGGATGGATTATATGGTATCCATGTATTGGCGGGGAATAGTCTTTTAGGATCACTCCATCCCACTTCTCTCAGTAATTGCTCTCTACTTTGAGTGCCGTCTGTCTGAAAGGCCTTAACTGCATTCCTTACTCTGTCTATTACTGTCATGTTTTCCTCATAATAAAAAAGGCCAAATACCAATTATAACGATCTATTTCATTATAACTATATTTGGCCTTCGGTTGTTCCGACTTGCGGCACTAACTACTTACATATATTCATAAGATTTTATATATCTCTAATCCCCAATCCTCTGAATTTATAGTACCTTCTTCGTCCATCTGTCCAATAACTCCATAGTAGCCTTCTGTCCCTCTACATATCCTATCAAATACATCAAGTCTCGTTTGTTTACTTCTCTCTTCAGTGTCAGCAGTCGTATCTGCTCCAATGTAGAGTCGAGTATGGCATTGCACATCTCACCTAATGTCTGTGGAGGATGGTCACTCATCTCTCACCATTGGCTTTATGGTTTCCTCATGTCTCAACAGCACTATACTACCTTTCTGGTACTGCAGGGTGATAGTGCCATAGAACTCCTTGTCCCTTAGTGTCGTATGGTAGCTACTAACATCAGCCCAATCAAATACCTGTGGCTGCCTGGTCTTGATGTCATTGTTAGTGGGCAATAATATTCTCCCTGGATACTTCCATATCTTCTTTCCTTACCCATATAATAGCCTTACCACTTGATAAACTAATAAATATAACCTCAGTATCTGTTATTTCCTCCACCATGCAACCAGATTCAACAAAATTGTTTTTAGTGAAAAATAGATCACATACATCTCCTACCTTCAATTCGTTAAGCTCAAAACTAGTCATTTACATTTTCCTCACATAGCAACTTTATAAGCTCCCTGTACATTATGCTAACATCCACCATATTCATATTGACTGTCATGGACTCTACTATGGACTTGGCTATCATCAGTACCTGTATCCTCTCATGTACTGTCATCCCGTTCTTATCTACTACATCATACTCTTCTGACTCTTCCCAGCCCATCTCCTTCGTATCACCTTTTATTTATAAGTGTTATAGTATATATATATAATATATATACTTAACACATAAAATAACTTCACCATGGATTCATCCCTGATACTCCGCTACCATAACTGACCATCATATCCTCATCACCATTGTCATTTATGTGATTCAGTACCGGTGTCTCTCTGACAGTACTTCTGATCGAGCCCATCCACGCTGCTTCCTTCAAATCCAGTTCCTGCCACATATTTGGCTGAGGGAGCCAGGATAAGACTTGTGTCATAGCATCACAATTAGAAACTAAAATACCATTAGCATAATACATATGATCTTTTTCAACTGTTAGGTTGTATACTTTTTGTTTTAAGCATAGATTGTTTGGCACATCTATCACTGCACGATTCTCTCCATTTATTATTTGCATTATGTCTTCTTGCAACAAATTCTTCTCTGCAAAAGATGCATTTTTTTGTGATGTCAAATTCCCCATTTGATATGCGAACTTTCCTATGTTCATATCCACATTTATCGGAGCAATACTTAGCAAGAGATGATTTAGATAAGAAAACATTTTTACAGAATAAACAAACAATTTCTCTATTAGATTTCTTATCCCAAACTCCATTATTTCCTTTGTTTTTATGCCACTCTCTGCCTTCTTCTGATTTATGCCATTCTGTAGCCAACTTTCGAATCTCTTCAAGATGCACCAACTGCTTTTCTTTATTTTTAAGAGGATGCAATTTCCTATGTTTACTCCTTGATACACGCTCAAGGTTACTAATGTGGTTATTAAAAGGATTGTTGTCTTTATGATGTATCTCATGCTCTCTTGTAACTTTTTCTCCATTAAAATACTCCCAAATTTCCACATGCAATGCTTTAAGTCTTGGTCTATCTTCTGTTGGTCTATAATAGTAAGTTCCAACCTTCTATCCCCATCTTCTGGAATAGATAAATCCATTGAATTCCACAACCTCAGGAATCTCCATCTGAATACCTCCCTAAAAGATAGTTTACTTACATTATTCTTTGCTAAAACTCTATTTAGAGGAATAAACCCACTACCATGAACAAACGTTGGATGGTTTTCAGTTCCTTTGAGACCTTTAATGAATTTTACATATCTTTCACCTGTGCACCCTGCGTCTATAACTCGGCGAATACCAAACGGTGTTATAACTTTGTCACCAATTCTTACTTTCTCTATTGGTTTATCTCCATATAATGTTGATATTTTGGTGCCTGCTACGAAACATTGATCATCATGTTCTGCGTTGGGAAATTGCTCGCACTCCAGCATAAATTCCTCTACCCATGGACAGTCCTCTGGATTGGGTAATTGTATGTTACCTGCCTCCACCTGGTAGCTTACTGCTGCTGCCCTGGCTTCCTTACTACCTTTAGGCGTAATGGCTATGATGCCCTGTATAGTGCTATTTAGGGTAGATATGACTGCTGGCCCATTGGCCTTATCCTCTATTAGTATGGCTGTGGAATGAGGCCACTTATGCTTCATTCCCACTACCGCCTGTACTGTCTTAGGGAAGTCACCATGGAACCTAACCTGATCCAGTAGAAATCTGTTGACCCCCACCCTGGCCCATACCTGTCCCACTACAAAGCTATTGTCTTGAGCTGACTTGAAACTCATGTCCCAACTCTGCACCAACTGCTCTACTGACTCTTGGGGGAGGAGGGAGGGTTGGTAAAAACGCCACCATTGCTTCTTAAACAGCCCTCCCTCCAGGGGAGCTGGGCTTTGTTGATACTGCCCGGCATAAGCATAACTACCCATAGCACGTTTCTGTCTATCCAATATCTCTCTGTCTTCTTTTTGCGGCCATAATAGATCGTCTGTATTTCTCTCCACCTTGGTCTTGGATACAGGGAACTGTATGGTAGTCTTTTTAGTAGCTTCGGCAGGTACACTTACATGGTGCCAATCAGGTACTCCGGTATCGTCTTTTTTACTCAGTAAATGGCCGGTCACATCTCTCTCATGCAATCTCTGCATTATCAGCACTATGACTCCCCTACGCTTATCATTCAATCTGGTGCTGATGGTTTGGTCTATCCACCTATTCGCCGTATCCCGTTGAATATCTGATAGGGCTTGTTTAGGGTCCAGCGGATCATCTATGACTATGTAGTCTCCTCCAGCTCCTGTTATGGATGCTCCCACTGAGCTTGACATCATATAGCCCTTGGCCGTGTTTTGAAACTCTGTCTTCTGATTCTGGTCTTTGGCTATCGTCACCTTGTCTCCCCACAATGACCTATACCACTGGGAGCTTACCAAGTCTCTTCTTTTTACCGAGTCCCTGGTACTGACTGATTGAGCGTAACTGGCAAATAGCCATCTTGTATGTGGGTGGATTGTCCATGTGTAGGTAGGCCAGAACACTGAAGTTAAGAGTGACTTCATGTATCTAGGTGGGATGTTGATAATCAATCTGAGTATCTGTCTATTACTCACTGCTTCCAAATACTCACATAGCATATCAATATGCCAGTTGTGGAGGTAGCTGGTTGATGGCTCCACTATAGCCCATGCTGCCCTTACATATTCCTTTAGCCCCTCTCTGCCTATCAGCTCCCTATCCAGCTGCTCTAAGCTGGGAAGGAGGGCCTGTAACTGTTCGTTGCTCAATGGCTTTGTTGATGAACGCTTTGAGATCTCTCAACTCTCCTGTCGTTAATTTGCCCAGATCCATGGTGGGTTGGTGTATGGTAGAGTGTTGTATTATCTCCTTCCTATCCAACCACTGTTCGGGCGCTCTGTTTTTAAGGAAGAATATCTGTGCTGCTACATCCTCTCCCAATACTGCCTTGTTGAGTAGAGCGGTGGCTACCATTTCTACTGCTATGGTTCTGCCAGTTTTTAAGGCATTATGAAACTCTTCGCATTCCTTTTTATACTTAGACACAGTGGGTTGGGTGATACCGAGCATAGTACCTATCTGGGTGTCACTGAGGCCCAGTCCAGCCAACCTCTCTACCTCTCCAAAGTCTATCTTGTCGGATACGGACTCCTTCGGTCTACCGCCTCTGTTCTTCTTGGTCGTACGTTTGAAAGACATTACATCACACTCCTATCAAACAACATGCATTTAAACGGTGGTGTCTTGATGTATTTCTTAAGGTATTTTTTCATTGCAACGTGAGAGATCACACCATTTGGATGAGCATCTTTC